CCCGTCACCGGGGCGACGATCTGGTTCCAGGGCCGCCTCTTCGGCGATTCCGACGCGGCCTGGCGCTGGGGCAACCTTCTGATCCACGCCGGCGTTGCGGTCGCGGGCATGTTCGCCCTCGATGCCGTCCTTCGTTCGCTGCGGATCTCCGGTTCGGCGTGGATCGCCGCCGGCGTCGCCTCGCTCTGGACCGTCCATCCGCTCGCCTCCAATGCCGTCATGCAGGTGGCCCAGCGGAGTGAGATGTTGTCAGTCGGATTGGCGCTACTCTCGACGGCAGGTTTCATCTGCGCCTGTCGTGCCACCGGCCGCCGCCGGATCGCGTGGATATTCTTCTGCGTCGCTACTTATGCCGCCGCAGCCCTGGCCAAGCCGGTGGCGCTCGTCTTGCCGCTGATTCTCTGGACCATCCATCGGACAATCATCTGGGGCGAACAACCGGAGCGCCTCGATCCGAAAGGGCGATATGTCATTCTCGATCCGCGCGCCGCGGACGGGACGATACTGCCATGGCTGACCTTGCTCGTCCTGACCGTCGTCGGCATCGTCGTCGCATGCGTGATGACCGATACGGCCTCCCGGGCCGTGGGCGGCGGCGTGGCCGGGCCGTTGCCGGGCCTGGACCGCTGGACTTATCTCGTCACCTCAAGCGTGGCCCTGACCCGTTATGGACTCCTGGCAGTGTGGCCGTTCCGCCAGTGTTTCACCCTTGGCATTCCGCCAATGGGCTTGGCCGAGGCCTGGCCGTGTTTCTTGGGCGCTTCCGCCGTCGTTGGCGTTACGGCCTGGGGCCTCTGGCGCCGCCAACCGTGGTCGCTCGTGCCGGCGTCGGCCCTCATCTGGCTCGCCCCTACGCAGAGTATCATTCCGATCCACGACATTTTTCAGGAATACCGGATGTACGGGCCGCTGCTGGCCGTTCTGGCGGGCCTGGGCGTCGGCGCGGTCCTGGTCGTTCGGCGATGCGCCGCGCTGATGCCGAAACGAACGAGCGAACTGATTCGGGCCGTCGCTCTCGGGTCGGTCGCGGGCCTGGTGGCCCTCGGTCTTGTGGGGACCCGGGCGCGGGCGGATCTGCATGTGCGGCCCGTCGACCTGTGGGCCGACGCCACCGTCAAAGCCCCCTGGAGCGGCCGGGCCTGGCACAACATGGGCTTCGAATTGATGGTGATGAAAGAGCCCGCGGCCGCCCTGGCCTGTTTTGATCGGATGATCGTACTGCGGCCGAGCGATTCCTGGGCCTGGTTTTCGCGCGGGGGCGCCCGACTCATGCTCGGGGACACGGCGGGGGCCGAGGCGGACCTGGACCGCTCGATCTCGCTCTTGCCCGGCAACGTCCAGGCCCTGACGCAGCGGGGGACCGTCCGGGCCGTGCAGAGAAACTGGTCTGGCGCGATCGCCGACTGGACGGCCGCCCTGGCCGTCGCGCCCGGCTACACCGACCCGCGGCGGAATCGGGCGAACGCCCTCTGGCTGATCGGACGACTTGCGGAGGCCGAGGAGGACGCGCGGCTCCTCCTGGTCCAGGACCCCGGGGACGCCGAGGCGTGGCGCCTGGCGGCCGTCGTCCGGCGCGACTGGGGCGACTATCCGACCAGCGTCTCGTGTTACCTGAAGGCCCTCGCGCTGCGGTCCGGCGACGAGCGGCTGATGGCCGAATACGACCTGGCCTGCGAGCGCCTGGAGGCGTGGTCATGGCAGGGCCGGGCAGACTATCCGCCGGCCTTGCCGCCCATCGGAGAGGAGTAAACATGATCCTGAAGTTCAAGGTCGCCTGGAACGTGTATTCCGTGGGCCAGACCATTCGGCCGCAGAGCGGCGTTCTGGCTCAGTATCTGGTTGACCACGGCTACGCCGACCGCGTGTCTGAGACGGCGTGCGCCCCGCCCGCGGCCGAGCGGACCGTGCCGCCGGCGGGCCGCAAGCGTCAATTCAAGGTGCCGGCATGTCAAACGTGATCGTGACCGGCCCCTGCGCCGAACCGATCCAGCTGGCCGAGGCCAAGGCCCACCTGCGGGTGACCGGCACCGATGACGACGCCTACGTCACCGGCCTCATTCGGGCGGCCCGCGAGTTCGCCGAGACATGGACCCGCCGCTCGCTGGTGGTCCAGACGCGGCGGGAGTACCTGGACCGGCTCTACGGCGAGATCCGCCTCCCGGCGCCGCCCCTGGTCGCGGTCGATGCGATCACCTACGTCGATGGGGCCGGGGTGACACAGACCATCACGGCCTCCGACTACGTCGTCGATGCCTACGCCGAGCCGGGCCGCGTCTATCCGGCTTACGCCAAGTGGTGGCCGTCCACGCGCGGCGACGCCAACGGCGTCATCGTCACCTACAAGGCCGGTTACGCCCTGCCGTTCACGGCCGTTGCGGCGACGGATATTTGCACCGGCAAGGGCCGGAACTTGATGGACGGGACGTGCGTGCGCCTGTCGAACTCCGGCGGGGCCCTGCCGGCGGGCCTGGCGGCCAATACCGATTACTACGTCGTCTCGGCCTCCGGGGCGACGTTTAAGTTGGCCGCGATGGCCGGCGGCGCGGCCATCGACATCACGGACACGGGGACCGGCACGCACTTCGTCGGCGTCGTGCCGCGGCCGATCCTCCAGGCGATCCTGTTCCTGATCGGCCAGTGGTACGGCAACCGCGAGGCGGTCGCGGCCGGCCAGGCTCCGCCCGTGGTCCCCCTGGCGGTGGACTCGCTCCTATGGTCATCGAGGATGTGGTGATGCTGGCAGCAGGACGCCTGAACAAACTCGTGACGATTCAGCGGAACACGCCCACACAGGACGGCGAGGGCGGCCCGGTCGATTCCTGGGCCATGCATAAGACCGTCTGGGCCTCGGTCGAACCGCTGCTGGGCCAGGAACGGCTGCTGGCCCAGCAGGTGACGGCGACGCTCTCGCACAAGTTCCGCTGGCGGACCGTGGATGCCCCGGCCGTGACGCCGCGGGACCGGATCTCGTGGGATGGTCGGTACTTCGACATCCACCAGGTCCTGGACGTGCGGGAGGCGGGCGAGGAAACGGTCGTGCTGGCGGGCGAGGTCGTGTGATAAGCGCGCAAGCGCGGAGCGCGCAAGCGCGGAACAAAAAAGGAAAAAGCGGATAGCGATGAGCGTTGAAGCCATAACCGTGACGACGCACCTGGCCGGGGCGGCCGAGATGGAGGCTGCCCTCGGCCGGTTTGAGACCAGGGTGGCGCGCAAAGCCGTCTCGCGGGCCGTCCGGGCGGGCAGCGACAACCTTCTGGACGCCGTCAAGGCCCGGGCGCCGATCCTGACGGGGACCCTTAAGGGCGCCCTGCAGGTCCGCCGCCGCAAGCGGAGGCAACGGGGCGGCGTGGAGGACATGGTTGCGTTTCGTAAGCGCGATATGCTTCTCCTGGTGAAAAGCGAATACGGTCCGAAACGCAGATTGACGCGCGGACCGCGCAAAGGCGAGATGCACGGCAGGCGGGCCTTCTATCCGGCCATCGTCGAGTTCGGCGTCAAGCGCGGGCCGCACAAGTTCGCGGGCCGCCATTACATGGAACGGGCGTTCGACGCCCGCAAGGAGTCGGCCGCGAAGGTCGTCATGGATGTGCTCGCCTTCGAGATCGAGAGGGCGAAACAGGAAGCGGGGTTGAAACGATGAGCGTGGAGGCGGTCCTGTTCTCTGTGTTGTCGAACGACGTGCCCGTCAAGGCCGTCGTGGCGGCCCGGATCTACCCGGTCCTGGCAGCCGAGGGTGCCGCCGACCCGCTCATCACCTACGCCAAGGAGGGCGTCCAGCCGTTCGATTCGCTCGCCGCGCCCGCCGTGCTGCAAGGGCATCGCATGACCGTCATCTCCTGGGCATCGACGCACGACGACGCGGTCGCGTTGGCGGCCAAAGTGCGGACGGCCCTGGAGGCCTACGCGGGGACGGTCGGGGCGACGAAGGTCGCGGGCATCCGCCTCCAGACCGAAACCGACACCGTCGAACCGGCCATCGACGCCGAGGCGGCCCGGTCCTACGGCGTCCAGCAATCGTATCTCGTCATGGCGGAGAACTGAAACAAAACGCGGAGCGCGGAGCGCGGAACGCGGAACCAGGAAGATTGAACTATGGCAATATCAGCCAACGGAACGCTGCTCCAGGTCGGCAACGCCGCCACGCCGGAACTCTTCGCCGACGTGGCCGAGGTCTTCAGTCTGGCCGGCCCCGACCAGTCGCGCGCCCCCATCGACGTGACGGTCCTGGCGGACGAGGCCAAGAGGTTCCTGGTCGCCGCGCCGGAGGCCGGCGAGGTCGCGCTCGACATCCGCTACGATCCCGACGAGGCGACGCACCAGACGATCTTCGACCTGCTGACGAGCGGCCTAGTGACCTCGTTTCGGATCTTGTGGCCGGATTTCGGGACGCTCCTGGCGGCGACCGTCAATGCCGGGACCGACGTCTGGACGACCGCCGCGAATCACGGCTATACGACGGCCCAGCCGGTCCGGTTCACGAACGCCGGCGGGGCGCTGCCGGCCTCCACGCCGCAGATCGTCGCGGGCCGGACCTACTACGCCCGCACGACGGGCCTGGACACGTTCACGCTCTACCTGACGGCGGCGGCGGCCGTGGCGGGCGGGGCGGACAAGATCGATTTCACCGGCACGGGGACGGGCACCCACTCGGTCGCCCGCGGCCAGATGTGGGCCTTCGAGGCGTTCGTCGTCGGCGCGGAGCCGAAGGCCCCGGCCAACGACGCCCTCGCGGCGACCCTGCGGCTCAGGATCACCGGGGCCGCGGACGTGACGTAACAAAGCGCGGAACGCGAAACGCGGAACGCGGAGTAAACGGCATGGCAAAAGAGGAAAGAGAGCCGACGGTGGTTGTTGTTCCGCGCTCCGCGCCCCGAACTCCGCGCTGGAAAAACGAATGCGGACTGCACAGCGAACGGCACAGAAATAAGGAGTAATAGTTATGGCACAGGCCAGTTCAGCGGCGACCCTGAAAAAGGGTGCAACGGCGATCACGGACGTCCTGAGCATCACCGGGCCGGGTCCGAGCCGGGCGCCCATCGACATCACGAACCTGGCGTCGGTGACGAAGGCGTTCCTGGTGGACATCCCGGACGGCGGCGAGGTCACATTCGAGATCCAGTACGATCCCGACGACGCGACCCACGGGACGCTCTGGACGGATTTCCTTGCCGGCACGGCCGACGCCTACAACCTGCTGATCGTCGGCACGGTCACCAAGACCTGGGCGTTCACGGCCTACGTCCAGCGCCTCAGCGGTCCGAAGGCGGC